ATAATTAAATTTATACAATAACACACAAAGTATAAATCAAAACCAAGATATCTATCAAAGTTTCAACAATTTTATTTTCAGTGAAGACAGAAACTTATTTAATAAGTTGTATAGTAGAATTAAATTTTATGAAATGGTTAAAGATTTGAATGGTGATATTGTTGAATGTGGTGTTTTCAAGGGTTCGGGATTGTTAAGTTGGTTAAAAATACTTGATATGAATGAGCCTAATAGTATAAAAAAAGTTATCGGATTTGATTTTTTTGATAATAGTTTTGTTGATAATCTACAAGGTATTGATAAAACTACAATGGCTGAAGTTTTTTCTAGATGTGAAACAAAAACAGATGACATTTCAATAAACTCAATTGAAAATACTATACTACAAAGTGGATTTCTTCCTGAAAAATTTACTTTAGTAAAAGGTGATATTTCTCAAACAACAAAAGAATTTGTAAAAAATAAACCAGGTTTTAGGATTAGTATTTTATATCTGGATTTAGATTTATATGAACCAACTTATGATACATTAGTAAATTTATGGGATTATATTGTATATGGTGGAATAGTTGTTTTCGATGAATATGCTTATCATAATTGGAGTGAATCTAAAGCTGCTGACCAATTTATAAAAGAAAAAAAAATATCCCTCATCTCAACAAAAGTAAAAGCACCAACAGCTTATTTTATAAAAACAATTAATTAGGATATGGAAAATTTATTAATATTTTATTTAACCTCAAATGATAGACCATTTGTTTTTGAAAAGTTCGTGGGTGAACTTATGAAATCTAAATATCTCACAAACTTAAAATTATTAGTGGTCAACTCATCAAACGATTTTGAATATTATAGAAAAACTTTGGAAGGAACTAACATCAATTATGAGTTATCAACAATCCCTTGCCCTCAAAGTAATTATTTACCAAAGGTTAGATTTGCAATAAGTTATGCCATTCAAAATAACTTCAAATACATACTGAAGTATGATAGTGATGTGTTAATTCCTACTTATACCTTAAATTTTATGCTTGAAAATCTTAATGTATTAGATGATGAAACCAATTTAACATTAGGTCCATCGATGACAACGGGAATTCCGACTATCGAAACTTTTATAAATAGTTTTTTAACTGAAGATGAAGCAAGACAAGTACGACAAGAATTCAAGAAGTGTGTTTTTCAACTTCAACCATCTATTATGGATTATCGTCCAATGAACAAATATTCAATAGAATCTGATGTGTGGGATTACAATCAATACTATAATGGTTTGAACTCATATATGGATAGTTTACAAGATTTTGGTAATGGTAGAACAATCGATGGATATTCCAAATTTTATAGAGGAATACACCCAATTCGACACGGATTTGGAAATGAATTATTGAATGAGTTTATTATTAGAAAAAGAGAACATTTTTTTTCTGAAAAACAGTGTACTATAGTTGAAGACAATTTATGTAAACAATTAGTTGCTATGTGTTTTTTAATAAAAACAAGTACATACGATAGAATTCTTAATAAAGAAAATTTAACAATTGATGGTTGTGATGAAGTACCAATTAATCGATTCGGCTGGCAGAATAATGTTAAACACTTAATTATTGACAATGGTTATGCAATTCACATAACATATAACTGGAGATGGTATTTGAATCAAGTAGATGGTGGAAGTAATATCGAAAAACCAAAATTATCAATGTTAGATTATGAATCAGATTTTATAAAAAAATTATATGAGTAAAATACAAATTAACATTTTATTACATAGTTTAGATAGAATAAAATACACATTAAAGTCTTTAGATTTCTTAAAAAAAATAAAATCTAAAAATAAAGAATTAATTAAAGTAGTTCTCATCGGTGGAGAAAACCCAAACTTTGTAAAAACAATTATAGAAGATTTAATAACAAGTAATATTGATTCTGAGTACGTCTTTATTCCTAAAGATGGTAATAACTATATGAACAAGATTAAATATTGTGTTAATAATACAAATTTCGAGTATTCATGTTCGATGGATGAGGATATTCTACTCTCTAATTTTTTATGGGATTACATCATTGAAAACGTATCTGTTTTAGATTCTGAAAACAATTTATTCTTGTCTCCCCTAATATCTAATGGAATACCTTCAGTTGATTTGTTTATTGACGATTTTTTTAATAAAGACGATAAAGAAATAATTCACAAAATTTTCCAAGAAACCACAATCGATAACTATTGGGGTGTTGATTATAGTTCATTAAATAAAGAACGTAGAGTTTGGGATTATTATGACTACTATAATGATGTAAAAAAATTAAATCATTTCTACAAAGGGATTCACCCTGTAAGAATATCGTATGATGCACACAAAAAAATAGCTGAAGTTGTATGTGAAAATTCAGAAAAAATAATTAGTAATTGTGATTTTAATATCGAACAACATAAATTCCCTTATTTTTGTAATAGTTTTTTTTTAATTAAAACTTCAGTTTGGAGAGAAATAATAAATAACGATGAACTATACAGAGATATGTTTGACGAAGTACCACTGAATTTATATATGCAAAAAAATGATTTGAGTATGTGTTTAATCAGAAATGGTTTTTGTATTCATATGGCTTATAATACAATTGGTCAATTGAAACAAAAAGATATTGAAAATTTTTTCTACAATAATTTATTAAATAAAATATGAAATTTTTCATTTCACATAGAGGTAATCTGGTTGGTAAAAATTATGATTTGGAAAATAAACCAAGTTATATTGATTCCGCAATAAGTGAAGGATTTTATGTTGAGGTTGATTTATGGGTAAAGAATACTAAATTATATTTAGGTCACGATGAACCACAATATGAAATTGATGAACAATTTTTATTAGAAAGAAAAAAACATTTATGGATACATTGTAAAAACTACGAGGCCATTCTACATTTCAATTCTAATAAGTTTAACTATAATTATTTTTGGCATCAATCTGATGACATAACCCTAACATCTAAAAAGTATATATGGGTTTATCCAGGTAAACAACCAATAAACAATAGTATTGCAGTTTTACCAGAAATTTATGAAGACGATTTAAGTAAATGCAATGGTATTTGTAGTGATTACATAAAAAAATACAAAGAAAAATGGCAACAAGAAAAAGACCAACACAACCTCAGAATACTGAGGAAACAAAAAAAACAAGAAAGGAAATTATTTGTGAAATAATCAAAAAGAAATCCAAAGAAAAGTTCTTATCTGACAATCAAAAATTATATTATGATTTATTGAAAAAAAATCAAATAACGATTTGTTCAGGTCCAGCTGGTGTTGGTAAATCATATATTGCGATGAAAGCCGCATTAGATATTCTATCAGACCCAACTTCACCTTACGAAAAAATTATAATTGTTAGACCAGCAGTTGAAGCTGAAGAAAAACTAGGTTCTCTACCTGGAAATGTTGAAGAAAAATTAGACCCTTATATTTTCCCCTCATATTACTTAATGAATAAAATCATTGGTAAAGAAAATAGAGAAAAATTAAAAGACATTGACGCTATTGAAGTTTTCGCTTTGGCTTATATGAGAGGTATGAACATTGATAACTCAATTCTTATATTTGAGGAAGCTCAAAATTCGACACCTAATCAAATGAAATTACTCTTGACAAGGATTGGGTTCAATAGTAAATTTTTTATCAGTGGTGACTTAGAACAGACTGATAGATACAAAGATAAGACACATTCAGGATTGTATGATGCAATCAAGAAATTCAAAGGTTTAGATGATGTTGGAGTATTTGAATTTGACAATAAAGATGTGGTTAGAAATCCATTAATCGGAAAAATATTAAAAAGATACGAAGAATGAGAATTGCTATAGATGTAAATGGTGTATTAAGAGATACCATTGGTAAATTCAAACATTTATATGAAAAACATTTAATAGAAGGTTATCAAGAGTTTACACCCCAAACATATAAAATTGACTTATCTGGTAATACTGAATTGGAAGCGATATCAGAACCATTTGAATATAAAATTTTATCTCCAATAACCACTTTAGAATTACAAGACCATTTTTCATTCCAATCAAATGAAGAATTTTATTCATTTATGTATGAAGAGTATTGTATGGAGTTATTTGGGCATGCTCCATCAACTGAAATGACAACATTCAATGATTTAAATGACATTTATGTTGAACATAGGAGACGATGGGATTTTATGGTATTGTCCGATGAAATTGGAAAATCAAAACCAGCTACATTATTTTTCTTATCCAAATTTGGTTGTGAATTAGAAAAAGTATTTTTTTATTCTAATTTCACAATAAATTCAATATGGAATGAATTTGATGTTTTACTTACGGCAAACCCTAACTTATTATTAAATCATCCAAAGGAAAAAATTTTGATAAAGTTTGAAACAGAATATAATAAGGATATAAACAAAGATTATTCCATTAATTCAATTAAAGATTTAAAAGGAATTTTAAAACAAATAACAGAATGTTAAAAATATTAGGTGAAAATTATTACTTCGATATTGATGCAATTGAAAAATATATCAATGTAGAACCCCCAACTAACTATACCGGTATACCACAGAATCATATAAGTGTTGTTAAATATGAAATGGTTAAAATGATGACAGAAACACTTATTGTTGAAAATGAAGAAGCCGATGAAGCATTAGGTATGAAAAGTACTGAATTATCAATGCCATTTAGATTAGCCTTCAATTCATTACTATATAAAAAATTAATAAACAAAATATAATATGACACCAGAACAAATTTTAAAGATTGAAAAATCAATAGAAAATTTAAAAAGCAAAAAATCAGTTATCTATTTCTTAATTCAAGACACCAAAGGTAACGCAAAAGCATCCGTTGCCTACATTTATCGTATGGCGTATGTTCTATCTGAGGGTGGATATAATGTTGTTATGTTACACGAGAAGAATGATTATGTTGGTGTATCAAATTGGTTGGACTCAAAATACATGGAACTCCAACATCAATCAATTGATGGCCAAAAACTACAAGTTGCTCCAGAAGATTTCATTATTATCCCAGAACTATATGGTTTTGTAATGAGTCAAATCAGTAATTTACCTTGTGGTAAAATTGTTTTATCTCAAGCATATGACCACATATTGGAAACTTTACAACCAGGTCAATCTTGGGCACAACTTGGATTTATGAAATGTATTACAACTTCAGAACAACAAAAGGAATACATTTCAAATATTATGAAAAACGTATCAATTGATGTTATTGAACCATATATCTCAGATGATTTTAAACCATCAGAATACCCCGCAAATCCAATTATCGCAATTCACGCCAGAGAACAACGTGAAGCCTTAAATATGATTAAGAATTTTTATCTTAAATTCCCCCAATATAGATGGATTACATTTAAAGATATGAGAGCAATTAGTGAAAAAGAATTTGCAAATGTTTTACAGAAATCATTTATGTCGGTTTGGATTGATGAAACAAGTGCATATGGTACATTCCCATTAGAATCAATGAAATGTGGTGTACCTTGTTTAGGTATTGGACCAAGAATGATTCCACAATGGATGTCTGAGGATAATGGAATATGGATTAGTAATAAAAATGATTTATCTGACTATGTTGCCGATTTCTTACAAAATTGGTTAGAAGATAATATTAGTGATACTTTGTTAAATGAGATGAAAAAGGTTGTTGAAAATTTACCAACATCTGAAACATTCAAAGACAATGTATTAAATAAATTTGAAGGATATTTGGACGTTAGACTTAAATCCTTTGAGGAACAATATAATAAATTACAAACCGTTGAATAATATGGAAAAATTTGATTTATCAGTAATACTACCACTTAAATCTTCATCACACCCTTGGTTTGAGGATTATTTTAACAAAGCAATAACATCAATCAAAACCCAAGAAGTTGAGATTAATGAATTAATTCTTGTTCATACCGATGAAACGAAATTGGTTGAATTTTTAGATACATACGATTTTAGTGGAATCAATGTGACTAGAGAAGTGTGGACTAAAAAACCTGGTTTTGCTGAACAAGTAAATCACGGAGCAAGAATTGCAAAATCAAAATGGATATCAATTTTTGAATTTGATGATGAGTATTCTAAAATTTGGTTTAAGAATGTTGACAAATATTCTAAAATCTATAAAAACACCGATTGTTTCTTACCAATTGTTGTTGATGTAACTGAGAATGGACAATTTGCTGGATTTACCAATGAGGCAACATTTGCTGTAAATATTTCTAGTGAAATAGGTATATTAACCAATGAGACACTTTTGAGTTATCAGAATTTCCAAATGTCTGGTATGGTCATTAAAAAGTCATCATTTGTTGATTTTGGACTACTTAAACCTTCGTTTAAACTCACATTTGGTTATGAATTATTTTTACGTCTAACACACAATTCTGTGAATATTATGACCATTCCAAGAATTGGATATAAACATACTAATCTCAGACAAGGGTCTATCTTTTGGGATTATAAAAATGGGGATGAAGTTCTTAGTAAAGAAGAAATTCAATTTTGGATTGACTCGGCCAAAAAAGAATCTTTTTTCCTTGTAGATAGAGCAATAAAATATCAATCTTAAAAATTTAATGACAAATGAAAAAAATTTGTCCGAGGATACAAGTTTAGAGTCAAAAAAGAAAGGGAGAAAACCCAAGAAAGATAAAATTTATTTTGGTGAAATACAAGAATTGGCAGTTAGAGATTTTTTAATTGCCGATTCTTTTGAGGAAAAAAACAAAATCTATAATGATTTTTTAAGACATCCAATAGATAAAATGATTTCCTCAATTATAAGGACTTACAAACTATATCGTAAAGACGTTGAATTTGAAGAAATTCACCACGACACCCACTCCTTTTTGATGACAAAAATTGATAAATTTAAACCATCAAAAGAAAAGAAAGCATATTCCTATTTTGGAACAATATGCAAACATTATTTAATGGGTCAGATTCAAAAAGACCAAAAAGAAACAAATAGAAAGGTATCGTATGAAGATATTTCATCTGATTTGGAAAACGATGAAAACCTTTCATATAGTATTGACAATGAATCCATAGAAGCGGATGATGTTATTAAAAGATTTTTAAAAGAATTGGATGAGGTGTTCAAACAGAATACGCTTAATGAAAATGAAATTAAATTAGGTGAAGCTCTATATGAAATATTTGAAAACTATGATAAAATATTTATTAGTACATCAAATAATAAATTCAATAAAAATATCATCTTATTATCATTAAGAGAAATGACAAATTTGAGTACAAAAGAAATTCGTTCATCACTTAAAAAGTTCAAGTTTTTATATGTTAATATGATTGAAAAAATGGTTAGATAAATATTTACTATTATGCCAAGACCTTTAAAAAAAGAAATCAATCTATCTAAGGAATCTATTTTATCCTTAATGCAGGAAATCTACAATGAACTTGTGGAACAGAGAAATACCGCAATGCGTATTCAAAACAAAATGTTGACAATGATGAAAGAACCTGAAGATATGACTCTTATAGGTCCTGTTATTGAAAAACAACAAAAAATAATCAATGATTGTGTTGAAAAAAAATTATCTCTTTCTAAATTACAAGCTTCAATTTGGGAAAAAACAAACTCTACGAAAGAATCATTTTCTATTTCAGATATTAATATGGATGATGATATTATTAAAGATTTAATGGAGAGAGATATTACTAAGTCAGACAACCAATACAAAATGAAAAAATAATGGGTTTAGATTTAAAATCAGATTATAAACAACTCAGAGATAAAGTTTCCGCAACACAATCATATAACGAACTTAAGAAAGAATACAATAGCGTAACAAAAAGTGTTGGGGAAAGTTTTGATGATTTAAAAGAATCAACATCAAATAAATTATCTGAGTTAAAAGGTAAAGTAAAAAAATTTGAAAAAGATACACAAGGTCAACTTGATAGATTATTAGGTGTTGCAACTTTATCAAATAATAACGAAAAAGGTACTATTGGATTTATTAAAAAATTACTTTTAAAGGTAATAAAAAAAATTGAACCAATTCTTTCGGAAATATTATTTGACGAGACAGTAAAAGCCATTGGTTGCGACCAACAACAAAGATATCAACCAGGACAAGTAGTTTATATAAAAGTATCAGCATTGGATTTATTGGGGTTATTGAAAATAGACCCCAATGATGGTATTGGTAAATTTTTATACGAAACCAACCCTATTTCTATTCAAGACAATCCGTTCTCAATGAATAGACAATTGTATGAGTTAACACAAACAAATATATCATATTCAGGTTTAACTGGACAATTGTACAAAGGACAATCAGGACAAGATTTATTTGATATTGAGTATACTGAAACAAATAACTTAAATCAACCAGGTCCTTGGTTTAAAATCACATTAGCTCCAAGATTTGCTAACGCAACAACTGTTGTACAATTTTTACTTGATTATTATAAATCAATTAGAGTTGTTGAATTTAACAATATCATAGCAAACATAATGAATATATTAACAGGTGCTTTAGATATTGGATTAAATACTGGTTCGAATCAACTTGAAGTTAATTCTAAATTCCAAATCTTATTGTTAAGAATATTAGGTATTTGTTTTGACAACAGAAAAGAAATTGATGTTAGTGGTGTTGCAAAAGTACCTCAAGACGATCCAATAGATGATTCTTTTTTTGAATTTAGTGCAATTGATTTAAGAAACATTGAAATCAGAATTAGTAACATTAAAAAAGGTGTAGTACAATATGTTGATTGTGGTAATGTAGAACTACCAGTTGATGTTGATAGTATTGTAGGTGCATTGGATGCTTTAAGATTTGTTCCTGATGAAGACCAAGTTAATGCTGCTAGTCAAATAACCCAATCTGTAACTAATAATCCAAACTGGAATATTAATATACCTGGGGGAAATATTGTTGCGGCCGTTGATGCAAACTTTATTAAATTAATGGGACAAGGAGTTGTTTTCTCATTATTAAGTCCAAAAGTTTTATTACCTTTTTATACGATGTTATTATCATTAGGGCAACAAGATATTAATCTTAATGACAATCTTATTGAATTTACAAAAAAATTCAAAAAATTTATGGTTAATTTGATTTCAAGAGTTGGGGCTCAATTCATTGAAACATTATATAATAAGATTAAAAAGGATTTATTAAAATTGATTGACTCAACTATACAAGATATTGAAGATGAAAAGAAAAGAAAAACGAATGTAATAATTCTAAAACTAATTCAAATTTTATTATTGGTTGGACAATTAATAACCGATTGGAGAAAATGTAAAAATGTTGTGGATGAACTATTAAAAATAATTAGTTTAACACTAGAATTTCCAGGTGTGGCAAAAGGGTTAAGCAAAACCGCAAAAGCAGTAACCAAAGGTATTGAAACCGCCACAGATGCTACAACTAATTTCATTGATGGTATTAGTAAAAAAGAAGGTAATCGTGATGGTAGTACAACCAAAAGTGATGGTAGTGATGAAGATGAAGAAAACTCAAATGGTAGTTCAGGTGGAGTTTTAGGTGCTTTAGCTGGTGCAATAAATCAAATTCCACTCCCATTATTATTTGCTTCTGAGTTTTTGGATGGATTTTCTGAGTCAAGAGCATTTATTAATACTATTGAGGAGATGCAGAAATTAGGAATCCCAACAGGACCAATGCCAGATGGCTCACCAAATTTAACAGTGCTATCAGTTTTTGGTAACATAAAAGGTACTGAAAGAGAAAATACAAATCGTAAAGTTTCGGTTGCATTAAAACCTACAGCAGTAACACCTGCTGGATTAACTGTTCCAAATGTAGCATTTGGTTTAGGTCTTTAAAAATATGGATAAAAAAGAACAAGCTGAAAAAGCACTAAAAATAATTAAAGATTACAAATCTTCACCAAATAGAGATTTAACATTTGCTATGGATTTTATCCAAGAAGATTTTAAATTCACTAAAGAAACTCTTATCAAATTAACAGAACACTTAGATAAGTTGGAATTGACATATAACACAATCTTAAAAGAATACGAAAGTAGAGTTAACAAATGAGTGAAATAACTAAACAAAATCAACATCAAATAATATTTGCGGGTAGAGTATTAGATAATAATGACCCAATGATGTTAGGAAGACTTCGTGTTATTCCTGAAACAGATGATTATACGGCAATTATTGGAGCAATTAATGATTGGGATGAAGAAAAAATGAAATGGACTACTAAAGACCCAATTGTTTTTTTACCATTATTACCATTTTTTGTTAGTCAAGTACCTCAAATTAATGAATATGTTCATATAATTTATATGAATAAAGAATATAAAAGAATAAATCAATTCTATATTCAAGGACCATTCTCAAGCCCATTATTAAGTCCATTTGAGAATTTTCAAGGAGCTAAAAAATTCTTAGCAACTGGAACTAGAATTTCACAAGGATTGGCACTTCGTAATCCTGATGGTTCGTATTTGTCTTCAAGTGGGGGTAGTGTTGAAGGTATATTTCCAAAACCACAAGATGTTGGTATTCTAGGTAGAGGTACGGCTGATTTAATATTGAAAGAAAATGAAGTATTGTTACGTGCTGGAAAAACACCAGAATTAAAATATAGTAAATTACCAACACCAAATAATAACAGAGCATTCTTACAATTATCTTATTTCCCAATTCAAGAAACCAAAGAATCACCACAAAAAACAACCTCATTAAAGGAGGTTATTAAATCAATTGAAAAAGTTGTTGTTTGGCATATTGATAATCTTGAAAATACACAAAATGTATTTAACGGATTTGTCCAATTATATTCATACAACAAGGAAGACTTAAGATTTGATACATCAAATTTTAATCCTCAAACAATATTAAATTTAAACATTGGTACAACCTTAAAACCAACTGATGCTAAAATTGATATAGTTGGAAAAACTTTTGATGAAACTGTTTATATCATCAACACATTTATCAAAGGTGTGTTTGAAGGGTTTCTAACTTATAGTGGTTATTCTTCCCCAAATCAAACAGCCTTCCAAAACTCGTTTCCATTTGTTGTTACTCCATCACAATTAACTTACGAACTAGGTAATAGTTTTACATCAACAACATTAAATACCGAAACCACAAATTTTTTAAAATTTAGCTCTAAAATTCTTTTAGATTACGGGTCAAAAGAAAGTGGTTATTTTCTAGTATCAGGTAGAAATGGAGAAAGACCAATATATGGTACTCAATATGATGTAGTAACAGATACTGTATTCCCAACTTCATTTAAATCAGAACCAATAAGTTATGGTGTTATGGGAGCACAAAAGATTTATTTATTATCCCAAGACGCAACTAGTTCAAAACAAAAAATTGACTTACAAGACACTATCTATGGTATACCACAGAATTCCTTCGTTAGGGGTGAAACATCCTTACAAAACCTAACATATTCAACCGTTAGAGGTGAAGTAATTATTGAACTACTAAGAAAGATGTATGCCTTCTTGGAAGGACACGTTCATCCAATTGCAATTATTAAACCAGCTAAACGTGCAAGTGGGAATGGACAAAGACTTGAAGATATTGAAACTTTATTGAATAATGCTGAAAGTTTAATCCTAAATCAAAATATTAGAATTAATTGATATTTATGTATAAAGAATATAAATGTCAATCCACAAATCATATTTCAGTAGAAATAATACATTAATATACAATAGTTATACCAATACTGGTAGAAACCCAGTAACGGAACTATTTTTTGGAACTACAGCAATATCACAATATCCAATAGGTTATAGTAGATTCATTTTTGATTTAGATTTGGATTCTCTTATAGCCAAACTAACAAATGGCGTTATATCAACAACTTGTTCAACAATGAAACATACGTTGAGAATGACAAATACCTCTAACTTTGATATTGAATTATTAAACACATTCACATCACAAGGAAGATTAAGAGCAACATCATTTGATTTACTTTTATTAAGAATTCCTCCAATTAATTTTGACCCAAGTTTACCACAAATTTGGGACGAAGGTGTTGGTTATGATTTCGCAGATTTACAATATCAATACGTAATAACAGATAGGAATTATTCAACAAGACCTTCAAATTGGTTTGAAACAACAACCATTGGTGTATGGGAAGAAAATGGTATCTATAACAATAGAAATTTATCTCTTGTCCCATTCTCAGCATTAACATTGGTGGCTGAACAACATTTTGAGTTCGGTGATGAGAATATTGAATTTGATATGACCAATGAAATCAATGGTATATTAAACAATACAATATCTGGTGTTACAGGTTGGGTTATAGCTTACAAACCCCAGCTTGAATTGTTCTCAGGTTTAACTGACACATATGAAGTTCAATTCTTTACAAGACACACTCAAACGTTCTATGAACCACATTTAGATACATCTTATAATGATTTAATAGAAGATGATAGAAATTTATTTACCCTAGGTAAAGTTAATAAATTATATCTTTATCTTTATGAAGATGGTAATCCACTCAATTTAGATTTTCTTCCATTAATTAATATCATTGACAATTCCGGTAACCCAATACTTGGATTAACAGGTTTAACTGGTTGTCAAAGAACTCAAGGGGTATATGAGGTAACAATTCCGCCACTTATGGGGTATAAAACACCTTGTACATTCTCAGATAAATGGTATAACCTAAGTATTAATGGTTTTCCAATTAATCCAATCACAAATGATTTTACATTACAACCAATGAAGAATTCTATTCAAATTGGTACAAGTTCTCAAGACCCTAAAATATATGGCTTTGATTATTATGGTATTAAACAAGATGAAAAAATATTCAATACCGATATAAGAAAAGTTGGGGTTATTATTAAACAAGCTTATACAACAAATAGATTATTACCAAAAGTAAGTGCTTATTATCGTGTATATGTAAGAGAAGGTCAAACCGAAGTCCAAGTTCAAGATTGGACTCAAATTAATAGAACTCCTAATGAATACTATTTCATCTTTGACACAAGAGATAAAATTCCAAATGAATATTATATTGATATTAAAGTTGAAAGTAGTGGGGAGGTTAACACATATAAAAGACAAATAAAGTTCCAAATTGTGAACTATAAATAAAAAGTAAATATTTATAAATAAAACATTATGTCAAATTATTTTTATCCAACAGGTACTAGTGCAAATACAGAAGTTATTATATGTGAAATTTGTAGTGGTACAACTCAAGAAATCATTCCCCCACATCCAATTTGGACTGATGGACAAAATAATGTTGTTATTCAACTAAATGCAATCACATTGGGCGGGGTTAATGGATTAAATAGTTAAATTATATGAGAATCACAGAATCACAACTTAACAATCTAGTTAAAAAAATAGTTAACGAAAAAGATTATGGAAAAATACAAAACTATATGTTTTTTAGTAATCTTGAACAAATGATAAGACAAGCCCAAATGTTATTGGAATTAGACCCAATGCAAGTAGAACAAATTCTTCAAGATGGTCACGATTGGGCTGATGACCATATTACAGTCGCAAAAGAAAACTTAGACCAAGTATTTGACTTTATGATGAATGAAACCAAACATTCTGATGAATTCTATGATGAAGATGTGGTTATGATGGAAGGAAAAAAGAAAACTGGTACAGAACTATGTGCAAGAGGATATAAAGCAGCAAAAGCTAAATATAAAGTATTTCCTAGTGCATATAGTAATGGTTATGCCGTTCAAGTATGTAAAGGTGACAAACCTGGATTAGATGGAAAAAAACGTTGTTCACCACCATATTGTTAATCACTATTTTTTTCATATAAAAAAGGTAGAAAAATATTTCTACCTTTTTTTGTTTTAATAAGAAAACCTTTTTATCTTTGTGGAGAATAAAAAAATAACATTATATGAAAAAAATAATCAGTCTTATTGTAATCACACTTTTTTTTGGTTCTTGTACAGCACCAAAAACAATTTTTAATGGTAAAAAATATGTCACAGAAAAAAGATATTTTAAGGATACTTTAAAAATGGTAAAAAACTCATTAAAAAAAATGAGTAAAGAAGACCAAAAAATTATTCTTGGTAGTGATATAGAATTCAAATATAAAGAAAATTAAATTTGAGACAAACTACACGCGTCTATAGTTAATACAATTTTTTCTTCGTTTACTTCTTGTGGTGTAGCAACGTTAAATGAGTTAGTTTCACCCTTTTCATTTATAAATTCTATACCACCAACACCTGCATGACAAGCATATCTCCAAGGAAGTTTTTCTGTCCCAGATGAGGTTGTATGATCCCATTTGAGCTCAGAATTTGGTACATATGTTAATTGAGTACCATGAAATAGAGTGCCGGGTTTACCATCTGGGTTTTTGACTTCAGCTCTAAACCATTCCGATACATCCTTTATTTCTGGATAAGCTTTAACTAAAGAATTTGGGTCTTTATAATAACTGACCAAATTTTTACATGTTAGTCCAAATGAAATTTTATTATTAGCATCTTGAATTGATTTCATCAATTCATCATCAACTATAAAATTATTTTCTCTAGGTCCACCACGATTATTTGATAATGGAAATTTTTTTGTAACCCAAATTGGTTTACCTTTTTCATTTCTTTCTTGTATTTGTTTATCTTGAATGTAATATCCTTCATTATCCATTACTCCAGAATTATTAAGTGAAGCATATGAAGCACCATCAACCCTTGTTAAAGGTTTACCATTAATAGTTACTACAAAAACAGCAGAATTACAATTATGACCACCATGTACTCCTTCATCATAATATACTCTTATCTTCATATTTTTAGCACAAGGGTTATTAGGCGGTGGTGTCGTAGTTGGCTTTTCTTTACTAACAATAGAAAAAGTTATTTCAACACGCCTATCATATTTTTTTTCAGCAGCCGTTTGACCTGTACCTATAACTGTTTCAGGTTCTTCAAATATAGGCATTGTTTTTATATTTCCATTTTTTAAAGCTTCGTTAAAAAAGTTAGTTAAAAATATTTTTATTGTTTTAGCTCTTCTATTAGCCAATTCAAGGTCACCTAATTTTACAGGTGGATTAACTTCGTGATTATAATTTGGGTTATTATCTTCTGATGCAAATATTTTTATTGATGTAATACTACCTTCATTAGCCCTAATAAATTCTAAAGCCTTATTTAATTCAAGTGTTAAATTTTTAGTACCTACATCACTTAATTTACTAAATTTACCTGAATCAAAAAAATCGGAACTTTTTATTTCTAATTTTGGTTCAGTATTTTGAGTTTCTTTAATAATTCCATACATAGATAAGATATATTTTTTCTCATCTTCAGTTATGATTAATTTCTTACTACTCATTTATTTTTTTTTATAAATATAAACACACTTCTAAAATGAAAAAGATTATTTTAAGATTTTTAAAAAGATTTTATGTAAAAATGGTGCTATTCAATAGAAAAATGAATAACCCAGATTATGACAAAGTCTCCGAGACTCAAAAAAAATGTATGTCAATTGCGAGATTATTGATTCTACATCCAGATTCTAGTTTCCGACTTACTTTTTTAAGCAAAAAAAGATATATCATAAATAAAACTTTGGGTTTATTTCTAATATTGGATGGGAAATTATTGAGTATAACAAACCATGTTCATCACCATGATATTATCATAAGTGACAGAAATTATGATAGGTTCACCAAAATGTACGATGAAAAAGTTGAAACAATACGTCAAAAAGATGAGGATGAAATTATGTCACAAATTGTTCACTCATTGGATGTAATACTTAATAAAATAAAACAATAATTATTTCTTAGGTTTATAAGAAGTCATTGTCGGTTTATTTCCAGTACCAATTTTGGGGTCTTTCTTTTCTGCCCTACGTTTCTGAGCACAAGCCGATTTCTTCTCTGAATCTGACATCTTACCAGCTACACCCGCAGCCCTACATTTAGGGTAACTCTTGGTATCTGCCTCACTCCTTCCACAAGGGGGATGTTTTCCATCTACCTTTCTACAGATATTAACCCAAGGTCCTTTAGGTTGTGATGACCCCTTGGGTTTTTTCTTTGTTCCAAACCATACCGCCAAATCTTCAGTTAATATTGGAGCTTCTTCATAATCCCACTCATTAATTGTATGGACATAATGTTTATCAAGTTTATAACTTCCATCCTTTCCCTTTTCCCACATTCCAACAGTTCTTTTTATATTATCTTTAGTTGTTGATTTAACTTTAATTTTATTTACTTCAGTATCAACAAAATCTGAAAATGGTTGTAATTCAGGATTCTTCCATTTTTTCATCCCAATCTCAAGTGGTGCATTATATTCACCACCATATCCAAATGTCGCCTCATTTATTTTTTTTGATTTACCCTTTGGATAGGGGTTAATTACCTCACCATCGTCATCATTCTGTACTGGATGATTCTTGGCATAGATTGAAGTTTTTTTTGCCTTAGATTCAATTTTTTTGATGTCCTTCTTGGATGTTGACATTTTACCATCATAACTATCTGTCGCTAATTCTTGACTATAATACTTTGATACAGACTCACTATATGGCCCTAATTCCGATTTTTTAAATATTCTCTTTCCCATTCTTAGAGGAGCAATAAATGAACCTCTACTACCACTAGCATCACTAGTTGCTTCTTTTAATATTTCTTGTTTGATTTTTTTAATTAAATTCTGTATCATTAAAAATGAAATTATAAATATAAATATCAATGGAACAAGAAAAAATTTACGGTAAATTATTTAATTCAGTACCTCTATTAACAGAAAACCATCTACAAACATTAATTGATGTGATGGATAGAGAACAAGCAATATTCTTAATCGTACAAGCGGTTAAGTATGCCTATCATAATGGAATGTACTCACTTGGGGAATCTGAAATAATATCAAAAAGTATTAGAGTATTGTCGGAAAATAAAAAAGGTGAAGATTAACTTCACCTATATTTTAATCAAATAAACCCGCTATTTTACTTTGAATCAGTTAAACCAAGTATCTCGTTTGGATCAGTAAAATTAGATTTAGTAGGTGCGACATATTCTTTTTTACCTGTCATATTATTAGCCGCATAATCAGTTGATTTAACCGGAGTTATTTCAGTCCCTTGATTCATATTAACACCTTGTAAATTACCATCTTTCGATGCGGGATTAATTTTTTCAAAATCTCCAGCACTTGGACTTTTCAAGATATTTTGTTGAGCATTTGTTTGTGTATTTTGTTTAGCCGTTTGTTGTGGTCTATAAAGACTAAGACCTAAATTTAGAACATTATTAATTGCTGTTAATGTATTTAGACCAGCTTTTCCATCACTAGTACCAACCTCTGCACGTCCTTTCCTTAATAATAAATCTTGTATTTGAGCAATTGTCTTATTTTCCGAATCTTCTTTTAACAAAATTTGTTTAACCAATTTTTTTATTTCACGTTCAGATAATATCATCATATTTTGTTTCATAATTATTTTTATTTAGAGCTGTCTATTGCAGTATACAATAGATTTATGTCTGTTTGTGTTAAAGTTTGTGAAGTTTCATTTGTATTGCCGATTTTTGCTCTTATAGTACTAATGACATTTGGTGTGAACACATTATAATATACTTGACCAAAATCACCTCCACTAGTTGTTGTGTTTGTATTTGATGTTTGTGAACTTGAATCAGAATTAGAATCGCTTTTTAATGGACGCCCACTTTGTTGTATATTTGAAGCCTGAGCTGTTGTGGTTGTTGTTGGATTTCCTGACCTTTGTATTGAAGATGTTTTTTGCATTGTGATATCATTTATAGTTTCTTTACAACTATATGTACCAGCATAATTTAGTGTTGTGTCTGGATTATTAGCATAATCTTTAGAATATTTGTTAACATCAGCAATAGTTGCATATTTCCCATTTGGGAAATAGTAATAAGTTGCGTCAAATCTTAATCGATTACCTTTAGCAATTTTTAATGATGAGACACAAGGAAATTTACTATAATTCTTATTTGCTGATTTGTCTGCAAAAGGATCAAAATAACTCATAAAATAACTTTCTTCTTCAGGTTGTTCATTCAAAACACCTCTATCAGTATTTCGTTTATCCTCAAGATATTTTTGTTCTAATAAATAATTAACACTATTAATGTTTCTTATTTTACTATAACTTCTATTCATAATTAAAATTTATTTATTGTGCGTAATTAGTTGGGCTTTTTATAAAGTTAGAACTACCGCCCGTATTAGTCCCAATTGGTTTGACAGCACCACCACCACCGCCTCCACCAATTGGAGGAACAAAATTAGCACTACAACCATTACCAGGAATACTTCTCAAAACTTCTAATAATTTTTTTGCTGTATCTGGACCTAAATTATTATCTACACTCACACCAATTAATGATTGTAAATCAGCAATTGTAATATCTGTTGATTGTTCAAATAAGAATCTTGGTTTATGTAAACTTAAAATCCTTCTTTTTTCACTTTCACTTATTAATAGTCTCATATTTCTTTGTTTGGTTATTTTTTATTATTTTTTATGTAATCATATAACTGATTTAATGCGTCTTGGTTTAAAGTAGAACCTCCAATCTTAGCACATTTTAATATTTCACTAATATATGATGCAGATATTGAAACTACACCCATTCCATCCATACTATTTTTTGGTCTTTCTGGACCTGGGATTCTATATTTTGGTTCAGGTGCCTTTGATTTTCCACTCCAATCACCTTGAGCTGCTGGAGTTACAATAAGTCTAGATTTACCAGCTCTTTTACCACTACACTGGAATGTTCCGGTCATATCTTTTTCTTCTTTTTCGTCAAACTCAGTAAGAAACTCCCCATTTATAAAGAAAAATACTTTACCTTCAGGGTATTGACTTAATTGATGATGTCTAGCCCTAGACTCATCATCCATTTCTGCTTCATCAGTTATAGTACCCATTATTTTAGCATTAGATGTTACTAAACAAGGATATTTGTCTATTATACTTTCAGGCTTACCAACTCTAGAACTAGTTGGAGTTAACAAAATTTCTTCTTGACCTATAGAACATTTAAAATTTCCTGATATTTTATCTCTATCTGAAGTCTTATAATATGTACCATCGTTCTTAAAAAAAGTTTTTTCATCTATTGTTGTTGTTGTACCACCACCTTCTGACATATCAATTATATTCTTATGGCTACTAGGATTTAAAATATAAACAAATTTAAAATCTTTCGCTTCAGTTGCTATTCCAGCAAAACAAGGATATACATCAACAAACGGTTTAGTTAAATCATCAGCAGTATAAGTTGACCCCTCTTTACCTTTAATTTTCATTTTTTTAGTCCTTCTACCTGTTTCTGGATCAATTACTACTTCACTATCATCAACACTATCATCAGTATAGTCATCTACTACTGGAGTATTTTCAGCTAATTGAGTTAAAGTACCTACTATGGCACTTTTATAAACAGAATTATAACTTATTTCATCAAACATTTGCATTAAATTTTCTCCAGAATCAGCATGTGCTCTACTTGCAAACGCATTAGCCTTACAAAAATTAGGAATATTTTTCAAAAGTAATAAAGTGTTTTTCATTACATTAACCATTTTATCACTCACACCTCTATTTGTAAAAGTGCCTCCGTGCATATATGTCTCACTTGCCAAGGCCTTACCAACAACCTCTACTTGAGCTTGAAGGTCTTGTACTTTAATTGTATTTGTACCTAATAAATTATTAATTATATTCTGTTCGCAATAAGAAGTTACACTATTTGACCAAGCAGTTCTAGTACCAGTACCAAAATTAGCCAAAAGTTGTAAAAATTCTCGTTTTGCTGGTGGAGACCAAGTTCCAGGCGATGCAAATTTAATTGATTCTGGTTGTTCATTTAACCAAAATTTACCAACTTGTCTACTTTTATGTAATTTTAAAATTCTTTGTTTTTCTTCTTCGTTTAAAAAATATAGTTTTTTCATAATATTTGTTTTAATATAAATATGTTAATTTCTTTAAAAATCATAGATTGTTTTATTTTTTTTTGATTACATTGGTTTATTATTAGACATAGTTAAATCTTCTTCCTCATCACTAAAACCATCAATATTTTCATCTTCCAAATCGTCTAAATCACCCATATCATCTGAGTCTCCCAAATCACCACTACCTTTTAATTTTTCTTTTTCAGAATCTATTCCTTCTTGCACTTCATCAGTTATTTTTTCCAAACCTTGTGTTGTTGTACTTGACATATCAGCAATCCATTTTATACCCAATTTAACGGAAAAAAAACTTACAACTTTACTAACAACACCAGATAATGTTGTCATACCTTTAACCAAAGCTGGAAGAAATTTACTAACAATACTACCCGCACCAGCCGCCAATTTACCCAAACCAACAAAACTAGTAATACCTTTAAGTATTGAACCTAATCCTTTAGCCAATGCTGGTACTAACAATGAAACAATATCAACAACAATATCAACGACTTTATATTCTTTACCAGTCATCATTTTCCATATATCATAAATTAATAAAGCCCCAAATATAATAAGATTTGGAATTTGTCCTACCACAGGAATAAATGAAACACCAGTCAAAACACTAACACCTAATAATGATGTTGCAACAGTTCTAAGACCTTCCATAAAACAATCAATAGCCCCTTGACCTGAAGTACACGTCATTGCCTTACTAATTGTGTCTTTAATATTATTCCAACCCCATTCAGCAAAAGATTTAATACCACCCCATATATTACCCAATATGTCTTCCTTAATAATCAAATTATTAATTCTTTCTTGGTACAATGTCTCAACACCATACCAACCTAAATTATAACTTTTAACTATATCTTTAGGATTAAAATTTTCAGTAATAATTCTTGTGTCAGAACTATATTTTCTTTCCCATTCTGTTAATATACTAGTTCCATTTTTTGAATTTATTTTATTCATCATTTCGTATAAAAACTTTCTTGATGAAAACAAATAATCTTCCATTGAAATTAAACCCAAGTTGAATTTAACTTGCATATTTTCCCTCAACATATTAATTCCATAACTTAAATTACTGACATTATATTTAATAATGTTTTCATTTAACCTATTATCTATTTGTACAATACCTTTATTTGTAAAAAAATATTTTAAATTGTAGGAAATAGCTCTAATTCTTATATCATTGTTAGACCTCATAATTAATCTTTTATTTTATAAATATCATATAACTAATAAATAGTTTATTTAAAATAAAAAAAAGAGGAACAAAAACTTGTCCCTCTCATCATTTTTTATTAAGATTTACTATCTCAATTCTTGTAAGTCAAATGTTCTAACACCATCAACTGTAATTCTGGCATAAAATCTGTTGTTCACCATTTTTTTGGCGTAACGTGTCATAATACCCTTGATAGGAGTAAAGTTGAATGGATTATACATTGTTGGAGTTAATTGAAGTGGAACATACGGAGCGTATATGTAACCAGTATCAAGAAGTGAAGTACCTTTATGTCCGATTAACACTTGGTTAGGTGGGAAGTAAGGGTCACGATATACTTGGTATCTACCAGCTAATGTACCTACTCTTTCAATACCCATATTGTATTGGTCTTGCTCAGGAGAAGCATTTGATACGTGGAAGTATTCCAAGTCATCAAAGATTGCAGAAACCTCAGAAGAAACAACAATCCAGTTAGCACCACCTCTAAGAGTTGATTTGTGGATTTGAGCTGAAAGTTGGTTGATAGCTGTGATAAGAGTTTGGTTCCAGTCTTTTTGAGTGTAAGAAGTTGTATTTTGAATTCTTCTCCATCCGTTGTAGTCCCATCTCAAGTTCCAAGCAGCACCTTTTCTAAGGTCACGAAGGATTTCTCTATCGATTTCAGCAGCAACTTGCTCAGAAAGAAGAGCGGTCAATTCAGCTTCAGCATCAATGTTATGGAATGCTGCAACGTCTTGAGCAAGTTCAGGAGACCATTGAGCTCTAAGTTTTCTTTCAGTTACAGAAACAGTTACTGATTCAAGGTCGAAAGAAACTTCACCAATTTTATCTTCGAATTCAAGTTCTTCGTATCTTCTCCAAACAGCTGTGAAAGCGTCTCCAGATAAAGTACTTGTTAAAGTTGTACCAGTGTAACCATCAATTGTGTTAGAATTATCACAAGTTGCACATACTGGACAAGAAAGGTCAACTTCTAAATAGATACAACCATCTTGACCACAAATGTCATTGAATGTTCCGCCACCACCATTAGAAGGCCATGAAGTTTTATTTGGTGTTGATGTTGGAGAAACAATACCTTTACCATATTGTTGAGTTACAACTCTAAACAATAATGATTTTTTACTTCCATCGGCATTGTATATTGCATCACAAGTATCTGATGAGAATGCTGAAGAACCTTGGGCGTCAGCAGCAATAAGTTTTAAATCAGACAAGAAAGATTCTGTGTCAATTTCATTACCATCAGGTGCAATAAGTTTACCAACACCTAAGTTAGTGAAATTACAAAGTTTAACGATTACTTTTCTGATAGTAGTGTTAGCTGTAAATTGGTCTGTAGCACCAGTTAATAGACCATTACTCCAAACTTGAACTGTAGCACCAGTTGTAATTGCTGACCAACGACCTTTTGAATAATCAAAAAGACCAGCAGGATTTAAACTAGGTTCATTACCTTCGTAAAATAAATCATAAAGATTTTTTTGATAAGCGTAAGCGTCATTAGGACCATAACCAGCTCCTACATTAGTAGGACCATTTGGTGCTCCAACAGGTGCATAATGGTCACCAGAAAATTCAGTTGAAGGTGGACCATAAGTATTACTTTCTTGATAACCTTGGATTTTAGGTACGAAGTAGAACAATTTACCGATAGGTAAGTTCATAGCTTGTACAGATACGATATCGTTTGCTAATAATTTAGAGAATACACGTCTAACGATTGGAAATACAACTGTTTCAAATGAACCAGAACTTCCATCAGATGTTGCCTCATTGATTAAGTGCGAAGCTTGGTTTTCATATAACTGAGCTACGTTTTCTTTTAGGTGACCTCTAAGGCCATCAAGGAATCCTAATCTATCCCATTTGTTAATAGTATCTTCTTTGATAACTTTAAGGTGTTTTAAACCAATGTTACCAACAAGACCGCTTTCTAATAATGCTCCCATTTTGTATTTGATTTTTGTTTTAATTTTGTTTATTGTTTATTTTAATTTTGACATTAAATCCTTCATTCTTAAGAATTGAGGATTTTCATATGTTTTTGATTCAATTAAATTAATTGCCGAACCTGTTGAAGGTGTTTTTTCGATTGTTCTTTCAATTGATTCTGTAATTTGACTAGTCTTAGTTGTAGTAAGTTCGTCTTTAATAATTCTGTATAAATTTTTTGATTCTTTAAGAGTTTCAACACCATCAAATCTTTGTAGAATATTAATTTTTTCTTGTTTTGAAGTTGAATGTTCTGTAAACAATCTAGTTGCGTACGCTAAGTTTGAATTAAAGATTGCAACTTCATCAAGTTTATTTCTAAAAATATTTAATGCTTTTCTATACTCTTCATTTTTTTCTCTAAGGATTAGAAGTTCAGTATTGTCAATAGATTCTTTTCTGATATGACGTGGTGCCGCTTTTGGTTTTGGAAGTCCTTCTCTACCCCAATATTTTCCGTTTCCTAAAGTACGTGCAGCCTCTTTTGTTTCTACTTTTTTAGGCATCATCGTCATACTTTCTTTTGTTTCTTTTTTGGGTTTGATTTTAAAGTCACCTTTAATTGGTGTTTCTTTATATACATTTACTTTTTTAGCAGAACCCATACCTACACCTTTAGTGCCTTGTTTCATATCTTCTTTGAAACCACCTTCTTGATTTGGTTTTTTAGAATATTTGAATTTAGATGCTGAACCAAAACCCATGCCTTTTGGTTTTTTTGTTGATTTTTTTGATTCCATCATATATTCATCTTCTTCATCTTCAAAGTCAAAACCTTCTCCGAATTCATCTTCAAACGCTGATTCAACATCATAGTCATCCATTTCAATTTCGTATAAAGTTTCTTCTTCCTCATCCATACCATAACCCATATCGTCCATTTCCATCATGTCCATTTCATCGTCCATTTCCATCATGTCCATTTCATCATCCATTTCCATCATGTCCATTTCATCGTCCATTTCCATCATATCCATTTCATCGTCCATTTCCATCATATCATTAGAATGATACATTTCATCGAATTCATCCATACCTTCGGTAACAATCATATACTCTTTGTTTGTTTCTTGGTCTTTTAAGTTTATGTTGCCCGCAGTATCTTTGGTTACAACGATTTCATCTTCAGGGCTTAAAAGTTTGAATACTTTTAAGACTTCTGACGTTGGTTGTTTTGTGAGATCTATTGTATCAACCTCCATATCAGGTTCTGACATATCCATATTATCCTCTATGTCCATATCGTCATCCTCTATGTCCATATCATCATCCTCTATGTCCATATCATCATCCTCTATGTCCATATCATCATCCTCCATATCATCTTCAACCTCTTCATCGTCTTGTTCTTTGAGAGATTCTTTTACCAATTCTTTGATTTCTTGTCTCATTGTTGAGGCAAGTATTCCTTTTGCATTTTCAGTTACAACATCTTCCAAATTTTTCATTTGTAAGATTGTTTCTTCAACTAATGATTTCTTTTCTGCCATTTCGTTTTTTATTATATAAATATGTTAATTTTTCAAAAAAAATTTTTTTGTATATGATACAACACAAAAAAATATATTTTATATAATATAAATATGATGTTTTGACAAAAAAATAAGGATAACCCATTTTTTTGGATTATCCTTATCAAAATTATTGATGAATTATTTACTCTATTACTTCATCAATTTTACTTTCAACAATTGCTGTAATACGCCAATCAGTTGTGTAATGTTCATAAATCTTGGTTATTTTAGCTTCAACATCAGTTGGAGAATAACCCATAACTAATTTTTCTAGTTTAACCTTTTTTTTCTTTCCTGTTTCATCATCATTAAACTCTTCAGCAATTTTTGCTACGAAATATTTTTGTCCTTCTTCCATAATTCTAGATTTTTTTTAAAATATTAATTAATATCCCAAATAATCGTTTAATCTTTTCATTAAGTCAAGTGATTTATTACCAGTTTGACCAACATTTCTTTCAACGGACATTTTTTTATCATCATCTAAATTCTCATCTAAACTCGCTCTATCTTCTTTATTTAAAAAAAGATATGCTCCAGGTGTAGATGGAGAAGATACCAAATCAAAACAAATTAATTCAAAATCGTCTTGTACTTCATTTTGTTCACCAACTTTTTTAAGTGAACCAACACCACGAGAAGATATACCTAGGGTAACACCTTGTCTTAGATAGTTTGCCGCCATATCACCTTTTGTTGATACAATTCCTCTCTCGTGAAAACCTGGACTTGTTAGTAACTTTAATTTACCCATTAAAACTGGTCCTTCCCACCATACCTCAGTAATTAAATGTGAAGCCCTATCTAAGTCAATTAGAGATGATTCTGGGTGGTTTAATTCGGATAAAGATGTTCCTTTTTGAATCATCTTTTTATAATTCTCAGCTTCTCTTTTTAATATTCTCTCAGGATAAACTCTACCATTACGATTTGGTGTATTGTATTTTTGCAAAACAGCAAAAAATTCAAATGGTTTTGAGTAATCTAAATAAGATTTTTGTTCTAATATAAATGAATTATGTTCAGTTCTTGGAGATACCCAACCATCATTCTCAATTAATATTCCTTTACCTAATTCACCTGGATTTAAAATTCTTAAGTTCATTTTGTGATTTTTATTAATAAATATTTATGTTTTTATATTTATTAACTTATCACTCTTTTTAGTTAAACTAAAACTGAAATAATAATTGTTGGTAAGATTTTCTTGGATAATTTTTTTTGTTAAATTTTTTAAAATTTCCTTAACATTGTTTGACTTAAAATCTATATCTTTTTGATTTAAGAAAAAATTAATCTCAAGATTAAGGAAAGATTTTTTATCCATTTGTAGCCCACTAGACCTTAAATCCAAATCGACTATAAAATTTTTTTCAAATAATTCAGTATTTATATTATTGTAAATGGTGTGTTTGACTTTTCTTGATAAATTCAATGTAACACGATTCCAATTTTCAAGTTCAAGTTGAGGTTCAACCCAAGTTTGTATGTTGAGATACATTGATTTAAATTCAATTGAATCAACAGTTCCATATAAAATCTTTGCAGTTTTAAATCCTTGGATTTTTGAAGTTTTTCCTTTTTTCATTCATAAAATATTTCTTTGTTTATTTTTGAATAAAAAATAAGTAAAATTTGAATAAATGTCAAAAAAACCAAATTATGTTAATTGTAAAAGTAGATAACAAAACCCCAATTGAAAAAGCACTTAAACTCTTTAAGAGTAAAGTAATTAAAACTAAATTAATGACTGAATTGAAACAGAGAAAAGAATTTACCAAAAACTCTATTAAACGTAGAGACGAAGTTAAAAAAGCGATTTATTCCCAAAAAACAAAAAAAGAAGATTAAAGGCTTTCGTTCAGATTTTTTAATTTGAAATAAGTCAATTTATCAAACTTTTCTTCTTTTAGTTTTGATATGGTTTCATCAATTCTTATTGATGTATCAGAATCCGATTCTAATTTATGGTTATTTAATTTTACTAATACTTCAAGTTTTGTTGATTCATAACTCTCTTTCATAATCTTTTCATCTTGAGACAAGAATCTTACTAGTTCACTCTTATCACTTTCATTTAAATTTTCAATATAAGACAAAATAGATTTATTAGCTAATTTAATCATTGAACTAATTGGTAAATTAATTACCTCCTTAGTTTCTTCTTTTTTAATTAACGATTCCGCAATTATTTTTTTATTGATAACTTTATTTTCTAGTGTTAGGATATTGGTTGAAAACAATTTATCAATATTTTCATATTGGTTTTCAGCCTCAATACCATTTAACCAGTAGTCCAACTTTTTATAGTCAATTGGTTTTAATTTATTGATAGTATTTTCATATATAGTAATTGATTGATTGATGTAATCATCAACAATGTTTTTATCCATATTTCTTTTTGTAGTTAATTCATCATATAAATAAAAAAGTTTGCTAAGGTTTTTGTTCTCCAAAATATTATTTTTAAAGAATTTCATTTCCACTTTAAAATGTTCATCATTCTTGAATGATTCTGATAATACGTAATCTATTTTTGATTTAATAATTCCAAATTTCATATTCATTTTTTATTATAAATATTACCCATTTAAAAGTTTATTTAAATGAACCTCCATTTCACCTAAGAAATTTTTTCCTTTTGATAAATCAATGAAAGTTTCATCATCTAATAACCCATCAGATTCCAATAATATTTTCAAATTATCTTTCTTTTCATTTTCAGGTAATCCCATTGGAGCTCCCCCTTCAGGTGGAGGTGGTGCACCTCCATCAGGTGGTGGTGGTGTTCCGCCAGCTGATGTTGTACTACCACTTTTTTGAGTATATAATTTATCAATATTATCAAATATACCAGTTTTAGTAATAATCGTTGCAGTATTATTTAATTCGGCCCCAACAGCTCTTTCAATACGTTGTTGTAATAAGTCATTTTTAATTTCCTCGTCAGAGAAACCTAATACATGTTTCTTTGCCCAAGTATGTGATGTTGGAGCAGTACCATCTTGTAATGCCGTAACAGATTCTTTATATACCGTGATTTTTTCTTTCCAAACCTCAATACCCAACAAATCAGCTTGTTTTGATGGATTTGTTAACCCTAATGTAAAATTATTCAACTCATCTTCAAATCCCAACAAAAATAAATGTATAATGGCAATTTTATTTAATTCGGCAATCATTGACTTTTGAATCTTATTAATTGTTCTTGAAAAACGAATATCAATTAAAGATAAATTCTTACCATCACCAACTGGTTCTTCAAAACCTAAAAATGCTTTAGGTACACGAAGTGCGGTCAATAATTTCTTTTGGATATATTCAATATCAGCAATTTCACCTAAGTTTGTACCACCCGCTAATGTTTCAATTGGACTTGCTTGAGCAGGGTCACGAACTGGAATAAAGTAATCTTGATCCACCGCCATTTGATTAAACCTCATATCAACATTACCTGTTTGGGAATCAACAACTTGACTACGTTTAAATTTATTCGCAACACGATTTACATATGGTTCAACATCTTTATCATCCATATTACCCACAAATACTTTGAATACTCTTCTTTCAGGTGCTCTTGATGTTCTATATATTAACATTGCATCTTCAGCCAATAACAACTGTTTCCAAATACGTCTTGCCTTCTCCAACATTGATGTACCATAAGGTAACTTTCTATCATCCCCTAATAATCTAAAGTGAGCAATTTCCCAAGAATTAAATTCCATATCCTTGACTTTCCATTTAAATCTTAGTCCTTTGTTTTCTGAGGGTTCTTCAACATTTTGTCTTGTCGCTTGAGCGGGCATCCCCCTCTCCAAACGTTCAATTTCAATGTTTGGTAATTGCATACAACCAACAATTCCTTTTTCTGGGTCAAGTTTCAGATAAACAAAATTATCACCATACTTACAAGTATTTCTAGTCCACATTGGTAAATTAGTATTTATATCCAATGCGTTATTAAATAAATCAGCCAAAATACCTTTTATCCTTTTTGATTCTGAATAGATTTGTAACATAAACCCATCTTGATTTACAGTAGTGGATTCTTCCCCATATATGTCTAAAGCTGTTGATATTTCTGGGGTAAACTCCATAGATTCATAATCATAGAAAGAAGCCAATCTAGTTGGTTCATAATATATTGCTTGAGTATAAAGATTACTTTCAATCTTTGTCCACTGATTACCTAGGTAATAAGTTTGTTGAGCTTGTAATAATTCTTTTTCGTACTCTTGTTTTGATGTTGTACGTAATAATTCTTTCTTATCAAACTTATATGTCGGATAATCTTGATTTAATAATGCGTTAGGTCCAAAGGCTTTAGACAACCTTTGCCATACTGTTAAATTCATATCATTTTGTTCCATAAATCTAATTTAATTGATTAATGAGATAATTAAAGAGTTAATTATTCCCTTTAATTTTGGTAGTTTTGATTTCTAATTTGTCTGGTATTTGTATCTTAGAGGTTATAATACCTTGATTAGGTACTAATACTTTTGAATCTATTATTTTACCTGATTTTTTTCTGTCAACTAGTCCCATAATGTTTTTATTTTATAAATATTATCTTCTTTGGTTTCCAAATAACCAAGAGTATTTCATATAATCATCCTTTGAAACATTTTGATTCCTTTGTTGTAATCTATCGTGATTAAATGGCATTACTGGATTAAAGTCCAATTGTTTTCCCATATTTTCATTGTTGGATACCGCCCAAGATTCCAACATTGCTTTTGTCCGTTCAGTGACTTTTTCCAAACTACTAAATGATGATTCCGCAACATAAGTCGCCATTGCAATTGACATAATAAGGTCATCGTGTTGTCCTTTTTGGTGGTCGGGTCTTCCATTTACATAAATAAAGGTATTCATCTCATCAAATAACCTTGAACTATATATCTTAAATTCATGTCTCATTGCTTCCTCAAAAGAAGCAATAATTTGAACTCGTTTGTTATTGAAATTTAATCCAGGGATTTTATCCAATGCCTTGGGGTCATACTTCCATTTGTTAGCTAAATCAACCCCATCCACATATAAATTTTTATAACCCAACTCTTGTAATTTTCTTGATGTTGAAACTCCCATACCACCAGTTATATCTATTACAATAAAACAATTATACATATTGCCCCACTTATAACATATTTCAGCCATTGTATCTGGGGGTAACTTCCCAACATATTCTGCAACTTGTTCTCTTGTGTCAAAATCAATAATTTGGAAAGAACTAAAGTCTTCACTATCACCTCTACTGACATCCACACCCATAACGTATTTATGTCCCATAATAGGTTCTTTCCATATCCATAGAGAATTACCCATCATTTTATTTTGAGGTTCTTTAATCATATTTTCTTTAACTCTCTGCATTAAAAGAGAATCAAATACATTATCACCTGACCCAAGAAAATTACATTCTAATTCTTGGGAAACTTTTCTTTTATCATACTTAAGTTTCTTTACCATTCCCTCAAACCAAGATGAACAAGGTTTGTACCCTGAATTCATCATTAATTTAAGTTCCTCGTAATTTCTTTCTTCAAATGGAATATGTCCCCAACTTATAACATTACTATCACTATATTCCGTTTTATTACGAAGATAATGAACAACATCTTGCGTTTTGACTAGATATAAATCTTTTGTATATCTTGGGTCTCTAAACCAATACATTTCAGAAATCTTGAAATCATTCATTCCTCTATTTGCTTGATTATAAATCTCATAATAAATTGGGTCATATCCATTTGGAGTTGATACTACAATAACTTTACCTCCAGTTGATAGTGAGGCCATACAAGCCGCCCAAAAGTCTGAATCCGCGTCAATAAATGCCGCCTCGTCAAATACTAGGATTGTTGGTGTAAAACCACGTAGAGCATCCTTTGATGTCGCCACAGCTTTTACTTCACATCCATTGTTTGTCTTGTAATGTTTTTGTGAATTTTTATCAGTTGAAAAATCAATTCCAACCCAACTAGGCCATTGACCAATAAACATTCTTATTTTATTTGCCATCTCCATAGATGTATCTAATTTGTTGGCAATGATTAGAATCTTTTCAGGTTTTGTCTTTTTGGCAAAAGCAATTTTTAACGATACCCAAGCTGCGGTAACGGTAGTTACTCCAGCTTGTCTGTACTTTAATGCAATGTTTTCATTGTAATTTTCATAGTCATTAAGTAATGAAATTTGGTCAGGAAATAACTCTAATGGGACATATTTTGATACTGTATTATCATAGGTTTCCAGATATGTTCTTAACGCGTATGGGGTATCTTTCATACACTTAAGATATTCAATCATTACTTGTTCTTTTGTTAAACTCATATAATCTTTTTATATAAATATAAAAACCCCCACTTATTTCTAAATGGGGGTTTTATTTTAATCTAACCAACTTAAATCAATTGGTTTATCATCATCTGTTGTCGTTGTTGTTTGTATTATTGGTAAAACATCAACTGCACCTTTATTCCCATCTCCACCATATATAATCATTTCAATAAATTCATCAAAATATTCCATTGGATTTACCATTTCACCTTCAAATTTAACTTCCTTCTTTCCATCAATAACACCATCATACATAATCATATTATACATTAATATTTCATCGTTTGCCAATTTGTTGAAATTTTTGATTATGATATTATATAACCATCTTTCATATTTTTTTATAGTTGATTCAGTTACTTCACCTTTTTCATTGGTTGGTAATCTTTTTTCTTTTATAAATTGATTAATTGCTGTATCAATGTGAGGTTTAATATGATAATTAAGTCCTAAACTTATTTGTTTACCTGTAAGCATATTTCTTATTTCATGGTCATGAACATCAGTTGTTTTTACAAGAGCATCTTTTACAAATTTATCTTTTGACATATAAAGATAAGTTAGAAAATCCTCACCAACTTTTTCTAATTCGTGCATTAATAAAGGAAAGTTAGGGGCTCTAACTACTAATATATGAGCTTTAGGATTCGTTGGGTCATCAACAATTTCACAATACGCAGCAACACCTGACGCGTTTTTTGCCATTTCCTCCAATTGAGCTAAATTATCATTATAAAAAACCGTTGCGGATTTGCCAAAATTTTTATATTTTTCAACTAATTGTGGATTTATATTTTCAATATCATTTAAAAATTCTTTATCATTTTCAAAATCAAAACCACGATTCCAGCTATTACCTTGTGTTATAGCATTTTGAAAATTTCTTCCTTTTATTCGTTCATTAAATAATGGGTCTTTTTTTTGTGCTTGCTCTATTTCTTCAGGTGTAACCTTTTCTTGAGGTCTTCTAGCGGCTGGTGTTGTTGAAATTTGAACATCTAACGAAACTAATCCCTCGTCTATCTTTTCTTTAATCTCATAAAAATTTTCTAAAAATTTATCAATGGCCAATTGGACTAATTGTCTTTTGTATGGTGCTTCCTTATTTGGTAACCCACGCATTAAATTTCCCATTTCATAGCTACTACCACCTTCAGTTTTGTTGGTATTATATTTTCTAATTTGAGCCACGTTTATTTTTTCCATTGATTCTTTACTGATAAAATCATCAATTGGGGCTTCATACAAAATTCTTTTCATTTTATATAATTTTAATAACTAAATATTATTTCTTCTGTTTAAAATTTCATTTATTTTATCCAAGTTTCTTCTAAAACTTTCCGTAAATTTTGATGTATTTTTAGGACCAGCTTTTGGTAACCTTAATGTGTCTGGATCAATAGTACTATGTTTGTCAACATCTGGTGTAAATTTACCAAATTTTTTTATTCTAGGTCCACTATCACTACTAGTATCTGTACCATAAGATGTCTCTACCCCAAATTGTGATTTACCACCTCCTTCTTTTTTATTAAGTTTTAAATCTATTATACAATCATTACATTCACTATATGTTTCAATTATTCCAAAATCACTAGGTTCTTTTCTAACCATTTTGATAACTTGAACACAATAGTTACTTCCACCATCACTAATCATATAAATGTCACTAGGACTAGTAGATTTTTTTGGTTTAATATAAAATGTTTGTCCTGTCTCACAATCTTCTACCTCAGCAACTTTTGATAACTCTCTTTTGGTTTCAAAGTCAGTTTCAGTATCAAATGTAGTCACTTGTTCACCATATAATGATTCCCCTAATTCACTACCATAATAAAAATCTTCATTCAAACCTTTTTTACGTTTGATTTTAGATTCAATTAGTTTTAATAAATCTCTTTTTTTCATAGTTGGTTTTAAATTTTTTTCAATTATTTTTTCAATATTTTCTTTTGTTAAATTACCGATTGTTTTACCCATAGCATTATTGGCATAAACACTTGATAGTTTATCAAAATAATTTGCCATTGTGAACTCCTCGTTTGTTTTTTTCTTTTTGTATTTTACAGTCTTTTCAGGATGTTTTTTTTCTGGCATTTTTTCATATTGTTTCTTTGATGTACTATCTGAAAATTCTTTTGCCATTTTACACCACTTACAATCTTCACTTTTGCATTTTTTACAACGTGCCCAAAATAATCCTTGTTGAGCCTTAGACTCAAATTTTTCATCAATTTCTTCAGTTTCTGTTACAGGTTTCCCACTTGTTGGTGTAACTGTCGCAACACCACCTTGATTAGTAACTTTTACATTATTGATGTCTACTTCACCCCCCGCAGGTATTTTATAAGCAGTTGTCGCTGGTATAGTTACTTTTTGTACATTAGTAGATGCTGCTTGTTCTTTCGTCTCTTTTCTCTTTGACATTTTCTCAAAAAGAAAATTAATTTTACTTTCAGTCAATGATGAAATAAACTCAGGTTTAAACCCATTATCTAACAACATACCAATTTTTTTATTAAGATTCATATTGAACTTTTTTTTCAAACTCTAAAACGATATCTCTTTCGTATAGTTTATTTTTAACACTTTCAATAGTATCACCAAATCTAAAAACTAATCTTTTTTGAATATCAAAATTAACTTGTTCTGATTCGTTTTCCCAAGCCAAGGCAATAACATCATCCATTCCATCTATTATTGAAAATATATCAGAATTTTGTAAAACTTCAAAATCTAAAACATTTTTCAATACTCCAACTTTAGTAACAAATTCTATATTTGGTGGAGATGGATAACCATTCGCAGGTTTACTATCCCAAGATTCTCCCCAAATATCTTTAATACTATCAGAAAAAATAAACTCGTATAAATTCTCACCTTTATAATTTGAACCTAACTTATTTACATAAATCAATAAACTCATATTACATTACCCTTTGGACTTACTCTTACTCTTTCATATTCATTTTCAAAAACTAAATACCCTTGTTTGTTTTTACCCAAAAGTTTAAAATCATTATTTTCATTAATAAATTTAACTGATTGAGTTTCTTGTCTAAATGATTCAGATAGTTTTTGAATTTTTGAAATTAAATTATTTGGTTTGTATTGTTGTTTTACACCAAAATATTTACTCAAAACTTTATCTACCTTAGATTCAGAAAAAACTTCCTCAAAAACATCTTCAATAGATTGATGTTTATTTTTTCTAGCTCCGTGTATACGATATTCTGCCATTTCACCACTTGGTGGAGGTGGAGGAGGTGTCATACTTTCACCAGGTACTGGAGGTGGGGGCATAGCCCCTTCTTCATCACCCATATCAGGCATTTCTTCATCACCCATATCAGGCATTTCTTCACCTTCATCTTCACCGCCCTCAAATTTAGACATAATTTCATCCAAATCATCATTATCCAATGATTCTAAATCTAATGCAGATAGAACTGAATTAATAACATATTTTGTATTTTCTGATGTCATTTCATTTTCTTCATTAGATAAGAATTCTCTAATTTTTTGTGCTAACCTGCCAGTTGTTTTTTGAATTGTTTTAAAAGTAACTTCTTCTTCATCACCCTCATCATCATCTTCCATATCCATTGGTTCTTCAGGTTCAGGCATTGGTTCTTCTGGCATAGGTGGCATATCACCTTCAGGTGCTGGAGGCATATCAGTTGGAGGTGCTGGTGCTGGTGCTGGTGCGGGTGCTGGTGCTGGTGCTGGTGCTGGTGCTGGTGCTTCTTGTTCTTCCAAATCTAAAACATATTCCATATCTTCATCACTTTCAACAAATAATGAAATATTTTTTGTTTGACCCTCATTTAAGTTTACTTCTTTTGTAATAAAATTCAAACGTTTCAATGCTTGAGAATATGAAGGATAAAATCTTCTATTTTTGATTGGTTCAATATATTCGGCAGTTGATTCATAAAGTCCTTTTTTAATTACATATCCAGTTTTTTCTTTAACAATATGATATGTATTTCCATCTGCCAAGGTCTTTCTATATTCATTAGATGAAACTTCATTAATAGGTTTTGGTGTAATAAGATTATATTGAGATATCTCAATCATTCTTCTTATTTTATCCATTCCTTCTAATTTTTCACTACCAATAGGTCTTAATTTTCCCATAATTTTTTTGTTTTTATAATATAAATATATTGAAATAATCAATTCTTTTCTTTTTCCGCTAAAGAAAGTTTTTTGTCAATAACTTTTGTTGGTGTATTATATAATTTCTCAATATAACCATTACGTCTCAAAACTTTAAAGACTAAATTTTCTAACCCCAATTCACCAGATTTATCTAAACCACTTATTCTATATTTTTTTAATTTATCTTTAATCACTTTTACACCATTACGAATTGTTTCAATATCTTCACCTTCCAAATGTTTAATTAAATTATCAATAATTCGCATCCATTTTTTAACGTTAATTGTAATGTCTTCATTACTAGCTTTCATTTTTTCTTTGGTTGGTTTTTTAATCCATTCATCATTTAGAATAGAATAAATACCACCACTAACACCTTTATCATCAATACCCTCAACATATGTTTCAACATCATAACCAAAAATTTTTATGTTTCTTTTTTGATTAAAAACTATTTTTTTTAAGTCAAAATACTCGACATACATATCTTTAAGTTTATCTGAAAATTGTTTGTAATCTACTAATATATGTAAATCAACATCCGAATATTCTGACCAATTATAATTTGCGATTGAACCTTTAACAATAATATCATCAATTACTACATCCACCCCAAAAGAATCAATGAATTGATTTGCAATTTCTAGTAAATGTTTTCTAACATTTGGATTCATTCTTGAACCTCCATCAACCCAAATTTTTGGTTGTAATGTTGAATTTAATTTAAAACTAGATATAACTTTATTTAAACTTTCCATAAATGATAAATATTAGTACACCACTATAATTATCACAATCTTTTGTATTTATATACTTTTGCTATTTTGGAATTAAAAAACTTACCTTGGGATTCCGACATCCTAAATTGGGTATACAATTGATGAGGAACATTTTCATAGGAATATATGAGTCCGTTGTTAAATTCAACAACTAACTCTTTTGATTCTGTATCAAATTCTGTCTTTCTAATATTACTTGACTGAATTTCATTAATAATTTTTGTACCTCTGATTTCTTCTCTTAATATTGCCATAATTTTTAAATTTAAAAACCCCTCAATTTAGAGGGGTTATGATTAGTTTATTTTTTTTAATTCATCTCGGATTTCAATTGCCCTTTCAAAATTTTGTTCTTTAATCGCAACATCTAACTCTTTTTTCAAATCTTTGACCTTAGATGAGTTATTTTCAAGTTCTTTAATTTTATCTCTTAATCTTGCCGCTTCCTCAAAATCTTGATTTGATACACATTCATTTAATTTAGATTTCAACTCATTAACTTCACTCTTATCGCTAAATGGTGGATTAGTAAAAATGAAACTAATAGTTGTAAATAACCCATCATTAGATTCTTTAATCGACTTTCTATATTTCTTCATTTCGTTTGAAATGTCATCTGGATTTAATGCTTTTAAAAATCCATCCATAGGTGTATTAAATTTTTGATTGTCTTGATTGAAAAATTGATTGAAAAATTCCTCGAATCTTTTATGAAAATCTTTTCCGTTCATAATAATATATTTTTTAAAGTTTATTTTTATTGTTATAATTCAATTATATATCAATTAAATTAACTAGTCAAGAATAAAAATAATATTAACAAATTGTCAGTTTAACATAGTTGAAAATGTAAAAATAAATATTATAATTAATTAAAAAGAAAAATATGATAGAATCAAAAGATGGAGATTACTCAACAAAAGGTAAAGGTGATACCCCAGTGTTAAATAACTTTGCAAAGGATTTAATCAAACTTGCCGAAGAAGGAAAATTAGATCCCGTGGTAGGTAGAGATAGAGAAATAACAAGAATTGCTCAAATATTATCAAGAAGAAAAAAGAATAACCCAATCATAATAGGTGAACCTGGTTGTGGTAAAACTGCCATAGTGGAAGGTTTGGCTTTAAAAATATTGAATGGGGAATGTCCAAGAAATTTGATGGATAAAAGAATTATGTCTTTGGATATGACATCTATTGTTGCGGGAACAAAATATCGTGGACAATTTGAAGAAAGAATGAAAGTTATCATTGAAGAACTACAATCTGCCCCAAACATAATTCTTTTCATTGATGAAATACACCAAATTGTTGGTGCCGGGAATTCATCAGGTTCATTGGATGCCTCAAACATATTTAAACCAGCTTTGGCCCGGGGTGAAATACAATGTATTGGTGCGACAACATTGGATGAATATAGAAAGAATTTTGAAAAAGATGGGGCATTAGAAAGACGTTTCCAAAAAGTAATTGTTGACCCATCTACAAAAGAAGAAACCTTACAGATTTTAATTAATGTTAAAGACAAATATGAAAATTATCATAAAGTAAGTTATAGTGATGATATTCTAAAACTTTGTGTTGATTTGGCTGAAAGATATATCACTGATAGAGAATTCCCTGATAAAGCTTTTGACATTATTGATGAAGTTGGAGCAAGAAGTCAAGTGGAAATAAAAATGCCTAAAATAATTGAAGACTTGAAACTTCAAGCGTTGGATATTAAACAACAAAAGATTGAGGTTGTTAAAAGTCAAAATTATGAACAAGCTGCAGATTTGCGAGATAAAGAAACAAAAATATTGGATAAATTAGAATCAGAAAAGAAAAAATTTGAATCTGATTTATTAACCAAGAAGAAAGATATTTCATTTGAATTGGTATATGAAGTTGTATCTAATATGACCAAAATACCCGTATCAAAAATGAACTCAGATGAAACAAATAAACTTTCATCATTGGCTGATAATCTATCTTCCAAAGTCATTGGTCAATCTGAAGCTGTATCAAAAATTGCCAAATCAATCCGTAGAAATAGACTTGGTATCAAAGACCCAAGTAAACCTATAGGTTCATTTATTTTCTTGGGTTCAACTGGTGTGGGTAAAACGTATTTAGCAAAACAATTGGCCAAAGAAATATTCGGTAGTGAAGAAAACCTTATCCGAGTTGATATGTCAGAATTTCAAGAAAAACATTCAATATCAAGATTGATTGGTTCACCTCCAGGTTATGTTGGTTATGATGAAGGTGGACAATTAACTGAACAAGTTAAAAATAAACCATATTCAGTTATTCTATTTGATGAAATTGAAAAAGCAAATAAAGATGTATTCTCAACATTACTTCAAGTATTGGATGATGGACATCTTACTGATGGATTGGGAAGAAAAATCAATTTCAAAAATTGTATCATAATTATGACCTCCAATCTTGGGGTTAAAAAATTCCAAGAATTTGGAACTGGTGTTGGATTTAAAACAAGTTCAAATTCTTATATTGAGGAAGAAGAAAAAAGGGATATGCTTAAGAAAGAACTTAAAAAGTTTTTTGCACCAGAGTTCTTAAATCGTATTGATGAAATTATTGTATTTAATACTTTGAAAGAAGAAGAAGTTAAACAAATTGTAAAACTTGAAATTGAAAAATTAATTAATAGATTGAATGGATTAAATTATAATATAACTTGTGATGAATCTGTTTATGATTTAATATCAAAAGTTGGATTTGATGATACGTATGGTGCAAGGCCAATAAAACGAGCCATACAAGACAAAATTGAAGATTTCATATCGGAGGAAGTACTTAACGGAAATGTTGCTGAGAATGAAAAATATGAACTCACAACCAATGAAGAAAACA